GCTCCCTTGATCTTTGGTATATCGATTCGATTCTTTACCGCAGAAGCCTTGAAGGAACCGAATCCGTTCTGCTTCCGGGGCATTAGAACAAGCCGCCCTGGGCTCCGAAAATTGGTGCGGTATTCGTCAGTGCTGCTGTTGCCTGGCGTGTCACCCAGAGAACCTTGCCTTTGGGTACGTACAGACCTTTGAACTGTCCAGAGGCACGCGTGTTCGCACTGGCGAGAGAGACTTGTGGAACAGGTGCCAGCACATAGGGCATGTCCTCCCAATGAGTGACGTTGCCTGCCGTGGTTGACGAGACAACCTTACCCACGAGGAGCGCGTCGGTCCTCAGGAAGTCCGCTGCCGTAGCGAAGTACAGAAGCAGCGTACTGGCGTTCGTGTCGCGGCTAATCGTGTAGATGTCCTCGATCAGGGCACCGTCGCCAGAGATCTGGTTGGTGACCACTGCAGCCTGGTTTGTACCTGTGATGTCCAGGGATGTCGCGCTACCAGATACAAGTGCATCGGTGTCGATAATCTCGTGGAATACACGGTCTACTAGAAGCGGTTGCTTATTTGTTGCGGTAGAAGCCATTGGTCTTATGCGTTACGTGATCCGGTTTTCATATTCATGCCGTTTTGAAGAGGCAAAGTATTGGCGTTAGCAGAGTTATCAGGACGGACACTGCCTGGGGCTCCCGTATTGGTAGCTCCAATAAAGCCCATGGCTGAGGCCTGGTTGAACCCCTCCTTTGCCATAAGACCCGCTTGTTCAGAAGTTTGAGTTCCGAGATAGCGGTTAGCAGCAAAGGCATCAGCCAGCTTGGACGAACCAGCAGGCGAGGTTGGATCAGCACTTGCTGCTGGCATCTGGCTCTGTGCACCGTATGGATTCATGCCATTGAGAAGTGGACCGTTAGCACCCTTGACTGCACCGAAGGGAGCATTCTGCGGTAACCCTGTGTACTCAGCAACCATTGGGTCGCCCACCTGACCTAGTGGGATCTTTGCGTCAAAGTAAGGATTGTCGTAAACACGGCCGCTCGACAGCTTCTCCTCATTCATCGTGTTATTGCGACGATCAGGAAAATTCCCATACGGCATTCCAGGAATATCGCCGGTCTTTCGTTCCTGCTTCATGGACTTAGGGTCCATCTTTTCACGCCGTGCCTTTCTACTATTAGCCACGAGCCCGTCCTCCATATACTTGTGCGTGATTATTCTTGTTTGGCATATAGCCCATCGCCATACGCTGTCCTAGCTGCTGCTGACTCATCTGACGTTGAGCATTCTCCTCAGCACTGATGTCAGGTACTTCAGTGCTTGAAGTCTGCAACGCAACGCTACCAGTCTGATTCATCGGGTCACGCATCACTGTATTGAAAATGCTGCCCTGATCATCCTGTTGAGAGTAATTACTAGGTGCTTCACCAATTCCACTTACATATGCATTGCGATCACCATGCTGAGCTACTGCGGCTTTAAGCTTCCCTTGGTATTCGCGTTCGCCGCTATCAATCTTATGTGGAGTAAATCCACCCCCTAGGAATGCCATGGTTTATTCTGATAGTCCTATACTTATTCTACACCTATCGCCACGTTGTATTTAACATTATCCGAGTTCCAACTGCAGTATCGGCTGGTCCCGGTACTGCCATGATGAATTCTGAGCCTGTCCGCTCAAAGGCATACCTACGCACTTCAGGCCTGCGGTAGTTAGGTACATAGAGCGTCTCAGCAAGACGATCACATTCTCTTAGATAAACTTCCCTGAAATCAGCATCTGCCTTCAAAGGATCTGTTGTGCTGATCGTCCTTTGAACATCACCAGCAATAGATTCTAATCGTGAGAAGTTAAAGTTTCCGGTACCATCATTCTCGTTATAGTCATCGGGGAAGAAAGCACTTGCTTTCCACGCGATGTCGCAACGCTTAACTTGATAAATGATTTGCTCGTTCCACTCACTGTCTGGAACCAGTGCCATTGCCTCTTCTAGCCTGGCTCGATCACCAGCAGGTAACTGTGCACCAGCATTGAATCCCAGGTGGAAGCGTACTTTTGACTTGTAATAATCGTCTAGTTGCATCAGGCTAGCTGCGATGGATTCCTGTAATAATCTTCAAGCAGGCGAGTAAGCATAATCTCGTCTTCTGGGTCAATCCGTCCAGTTGCTTGAATCTTGGCAAGCAACCTGGCTTCAGGGGACTCACGAAGAATCTGATTTGTCAGTCCTGCGCCTAAACCACCACCGACAAGAAGTCCAATCAGACCACCTGCCTTCTTTAAGCCTTTACGAGGCCTGCTCTTCATCCCTTCACGAGATAAGCCTTTCCGAGATGCAACTGCATCTTTAAGCATATTAATTGCGTTTCCAGGGGCATTCGCCACGGACTGAGCGGGAGCCATTGCGGTGTAACCACCCAAAGTCCCAAGACCGGAACCTAAGGCAATAGCTGCACCCATGTCGGGCTGATTCTCAGCATTATCTATGGCTCTTGCTAGGAGTATCTCTTCTACCGTAGGGAGGGCCATACCTTCATCTCATACCTGATACTATTTTAACCAATGAAGATCAGGTCATCTTCAATCAGCTGTTCCCAATTAACCCTAGGAATATTCTCTAACTGCTTCAGGTTGTTGAAGCGCTCACCAGACAGGGACATGCGCAACTCAACAATCTTCTTGGCTGTGGAGTATCCGACCCCAGGCAGCCGTTTCTGAATTTGTTCTGCAGACGCGGCATTCATGTTCAACCGAGTCTCCTCAATCGGCACAACAGGATCGGGAGCTGCCTCTTCCGGCTCCGGTTGGATCTGCGGTGCACTAACTTTTGCCAGTCGTCCTTTCTCTACGTCATACGGTACCAACTGATCAAGAGTGACATAAGTGATGGCTCCAGCAGAAGTCCTCACCATTGCATATTCTTTGTCGTGCTTCGAGAGAAACTCTACGAGCTGACCAGTTTTCTCGTCCTGAAATAGATTGCTACTCATGTTATAGGCTCATTTCTATCACTATTATAGGCACAAGAAAAGGGTGCCATGACAGCACCCTTAACCTGTATGAGTTAATTAAACTCAGCTACCAGCACCTGCTTCAGTCAGGTAAGGCAGATGGACATCGTCGATAGTCGGTGATCCATGCTCAAGGGCATAGCAGACTTCAACGATGATCGCTGCTTGATCGCCAGTGTCGATCGGAGCAACAGTGCCAGCAGAAATGTTTGCAACGATGGTACGTGCAGAAGCTTCAGCAGGCAGTGGGTTGGTACCAGAAGTACCGTCTCCAAGACCAAGGAAGTTGGACTTTGCACCATTGCTGGTGTTCAGACCGCCGACCATAGCGAAGGAAGCCTCGAAGGTTGCAGCGCCCAGGCCGTCAACCTTGATGGTTGCGGTGGCGTTGCTGGACTTCAGGTTGTAGGTGTTGATCGACGTGCGATACACACGTGCACCTGCAGGGATGGTGAATGCTTTGTCAGCGCGGGGCTTGTCATCACCACGAAGATCTGGGGACAGAATCTTCAGAGTTTGGTCACCAGTGCCAGACGTGCCGCTGTAGGTAGCAACACCAATGACTTGATGGAACTCAACGCCAGGAAGAGCCACCACTGATTGACCTTTGTAGCTGTTCAGATGAGCTACATAGTTACCGGGGAAAATTACAGACATCTTTCATTACCTCCCTTAAGAAACGAAAGAGTACGCAGTCGTCACAAAGTCCTTATTCAGAACTTCGAAACCTGCGAAGAGGGACCAAATCATAATGATGAAACGACTAAAGTCATCATTATTATTCAGAAGAATCTGAGCGTTGTTACCACCAACGCCGACACCAACAGCCTGGGGACCGAAGAAGATCAGCTGTGCTGCAGTGTAGTCAGCAGCAGATGCGTTCTTATCAGTAATGATCAGGTTGTAGGACGTCTCGGGAAGGTTGGTTGATTCGAACCAACGGACGCCTTCAAACAGGAATCCGGTCGGCATCACGGGCTGACCAGCAACGAAACCAGCCTGACCGTATGCAGGACCCATGCCCAAGAAGTTATGAGCGTTGGGTGCAAGTCCGGGGTTCATCGGATCAACAACACCTTGGCCGGGATAACGGGCGACTTCGCGGAAATCGCTGTTAGCACGGAGGTGCATCATTGCAGTAGGATCAACAATGCAGCGATAATATCCGTCACTAAATGTAGGAACGTTCCGCTTCCTCATGTCCTTGACGACAGTCAGAAGGTCAGTGGTGATGTCGAACTTGGACTCAGCAGCGGTTGCATAGGTCACACCCAGGGTGCCACCTGAACCACCTTTTGCCTTGCCGTCAGGGAGGTAGTAACCACCCTGAGTGCCGCTTGATTGGCCGTTCGCCTCAGCTTTGAGAAGCTCGTTAGCGAAGACACGATCACGCCAGCGGCGATAGTCGTCCAGCAGTGTCAGAGCAATTTGTTATCCCAGAAGCTCTTTATCTTCTGGCTCTACAGCTTTACCATCGCTGTAGTTCAGACTATATCTTCATCCTCATGGGATGCAGGGCACTCGTGGATCCATTACTCAGTTTCCTGTCGGGATCTAGTCGTTGAACCTTTCAGCTTGTAAGCTGACTTGGCTGCTGATTGGCCTTTAGTTGGAGGCTTTCCAGCAATTCACCCTGTTATCGCAAATTGATTACTCAATTGCGGGCCATCTATCTAGCCGATTGACTGGTGGAAGACGTTCAGATTACCGGTGTCCAGCAGCAGACGCTGGGCGGTAATCAGAGTTTCGCGAGCAACCTTGAAGGTAGAAGGTTGAGTTGTGTCGCGGGTATCTGCAGGTCCTGTGTACTCACGCAGGGTGACGAGGACCTTATCCTTCACGATATTACGTGCGGATGCTGTACCTAAGGTTTGGTCAGCAGTCCGCTCACGGGACTCCTTGGTGCCAGGCTTGCCCCAGAAGCGGTA